AAAGCAGGGCAGCCACGCGAAGGGCTGATGTATCTCCCGACTACACCAACATTGATTCTTCATAAGCTTTGATTTCTTGCATATCAAAATCTTTTACCTGTAATTTTGGGATTCTGGAAATTTTATAGTTATGTTTCATAATTTTTTCCCTGATATAGTCAGTGATCCATTTACCATCATTAACTGTTAAATCTGCCCTAAAATCTTTTGTAATATAAACCTTATGATCTACACCACGTAAATCTATATCTAATAATTTTCTAACAAGATTTTCTTTTCTGTTTTCTTTTAAAAAATGTAATTTTTGCCCTGATGGTCTTTCAATTCTTCTCATAATTTTGATTAATAGTTGTAATTTTTATGGTTGCACCAGCTTGAGATTCTAGTTCACAATATTTCTTATCGGCAAGGATTTTAACCACCTGTTTGTCGTCAGCAAATGCTGATCCTGTTAAGCCATCAAGTAACCCTCGACACAGTTTGTCTATATCACCCTTATGTTTTGATGTTACAAATGTTGGAGCATCTTGCCTTAATATTTTTTTTGAGTCATAGTGAAGCTTCGGACGTTTAAAGTAAAACGTAACTTGTATTGAAACTGGTTCTTCGATAATACCGTCCACACAACACAACTTCGCCATAATCCCAACCTGATCTCGCCATGACTTCAAGCGTTTACAGGTGTCAATCATCATTGGTTGCCCTTTTATATTTTTACCAACAAATTTCTTACTGCCCTGAGGTGCAGGTTCAATCCCTTTAATTGTTATCAGATATTCCATAAATGAGTTTTATACCAGAAAATACACCATTTATAGCATTACCAACAGCTTTAAAAGGTAAAGTAACCCCGCACCAGCTTACGGTCTTATGGGTTTTACAAAGTTATTATCCAAATATTTGGCCTAGTTATCAAACCATAAGTAAGGACGCAATGATGTCCAGAAGAAAAGTAATTAAAACAGTTGATGAATTATTAGAACTTAATCTGTTGCAAAAGCAGTTTAGGATTGACGAAAAAGGACAAAGAACCAATTGCTACAGAGTGACAATATGGCAACATTGCAGACCAGTACCAGTGTTAAATCCTAGTATTCATGCGGGGTGCATCACAGACACTAGGGGGAGTGCAGTAGGTGCACTAGGGGGGTGCATACCGTGCACTGGGGGGGTGCATGACGTGCACCCTAAGAAGAACAATATAACTAAAACAAATAACTATAAAACTAATAAAAGTTTTTCTAATGAAAATTTTGATACCTTTTGGAAAGCATACAAAGCAATCCCTTCAACATTGCGTGTTGTATCGCAATCCAGAAAGCTCGCAGAGGCGCAGTTTATGAAATTAAGTAAAAACATACAGACAAGACTACTTCAATGCCTTGAAGCCGATTTAAGAGCTAGATCAAAGCAATTAAAGGCTGATAACTTCACTCCATTGTTCCCCGACTGTTTCAGATGGATTAAAAACGGACAGTATGAACAGTATCTTGAGTTGCCATCTGTAAAGAAAACAGCTACATTTAAAAAACCTAAAAACACCCCTTTTTAAAAACACCCCATTATGTTTACAGATAGAGAATTATGGCTGATACAAAGTGCCATAAATACCCAATGTATAAAACTTTTAAAAAAAAAAAAAATAAGCGATATTCAAGAATATGAAGCTATTGAAAAAAAATTAGGCATAGGAGTAACAAATGAAAAATTATAAACGTGCAGCTATAGACAGGGAAGTAACCTTCAACATTCCTGACTACGAATGTTTTGCCTGTAACGATACAGGAATACTCCACAATTCAGACGGACTTGTTAACAATCATTATCCCGACTACGACATACTGGAAGATGGCAGAAGATCTACTGGGTCTGATTTAGCTCTTATCTGCCACTGCAAAAAAGCAAACACAACTTACGACATAGACGGCTCTATTATCTCTCATGGTTTTAGAACTGAGACTGGTAAGATTAGAAACAAGCTTGGGGTAGAAATACCTATTGATGTTGCAAGAGACATACACAACATCAGAAAAAAAGGTTGGGCTGACACACAAAAGCTCATGAATAAAATTATTACTAAAAACATTAAGCAAAATGAAACAAATTTGCCGCCAGAAGTCCAAAAAATTAAAGATCAATTAAGAACTTTTACTATGAAATCATTATGAACAAAGAAGAATTACAAATGAGAAGGCGGCATAAAATGATGTATGAAATTAACAAAAAATATTTCAATAAAGGTGAACATCCGCATTATGAAAAATATCATGAAAAAAATATCAAAATTTTAAATGAATACGAAAAGCAAAATAAATGCAGCAAGAGCAAGGATTCTTGAATTAAAAACTCTTATTAAATTCTGGGAAAAGCAAGAAAAATCGACAAAAACCAGCAATTCAAGCTACATTTAGACTAATAAAATCCTTAATTTAGTGGCAAAAGGTAGATCTAGTAAGACAGAACATAACTTTAGAGTCAATAAAGTGGCTAAACTTTTGTCTGTTGGAACTACCAGATCAGAGATAATACAATTTGTTTCAGATGAATATGGTGTAACGGAAAGAACAGCAGATAATTATATGCAAGATGCCAGAGCTATTTTGAAAAAAGATTTTGATATTGATAGGAGACAATTTACTGCGGAAGTTTTAGCTCAATATGCGTCATTACAACAGGAGGCAAGAAAAGGTGGTCAATTATCTGTTGCATTAGGCTGCATAAACTCAATGGCAAAAGTTGGTCAGGTGATGTCTTGAGCATACTTTCCAGAGAAGGTTCTGTATTAGATCATATTGGTAGCCACAGCATTGATATTGATACTGATGAATTGCTTAATCGCATTAGAACAGATTTACACCCACCACAGCAGCAGTTCTTTGATAATCAGTCAGAAATTGTTGGTTTATCTGCTGGTTATGGTGCGGGAAAAACTAGAGCTTTATGCTCTATGGCAATAAAACTAGCAGCACAAAATATAGGTTATATCGGGGCGGTTATGGAACCAACTGCCCCTTTAATCAGAGACATCTGGCAAACAGACTTTGAACAATTCCTTGAGCAATATGAAATACCATATACCTTTAGAGCTAGTCCATTACCTGAGTACACAATCCATTTTCAAGAAGGAGATAGCAAGTTATTATGTAGATCCTTTGAAAACTGGTCAAGGATAATAGGCTTGAATCTTTCGCATGTGCTGGTAGACGAAATAGATGTTGTAAGTCCATCTATTGCAAACAAGGCTTTCCCTAAAATACTTGGACGACTAAGGGCTGGTAACGTTAGGCAGTTCTGTGCAGCTTCAACACCAGAGGGCTTTCGCTGGTTATACAACACGTTTGGTACTGATGAAGCAAAGGAACGAAAGGACAGGCATTTAATCAAGATGAGGACGCAAGACAATCCACATTTGCCAGAGGATTTTATAGAACGTATGCAGGCAAACTATGATCCATCTATGTTGCAGGCATATCTAAATGGAGAGTTTGTAAACCTTACAACTGGTCAAGTTTATGATCGTTTTGACAGGTCACAAAACGTAATTACAGAAAAACCAGAAATACAGATAGAACCATTGCGGATTGGGATTGACTTCAACATAGGAAACATGAACGCAGTTGTTGGAATTGTAAAAGATCAAAAATTATTAATATTTGATGAAATAACTAAAGCTCATGACACAGATGCACTTGCTCAAGAAATAAAAGCCAGATACCCTTACAATAAAATATATATTTACCCAGATGCCAGTGGAGGAAACAGGAG